GCTACGGCAGTGCGTCGTTCGCGCCTCCTACGGAGAACTTCACGCCGTATCCTGACCTCACGCAGGATCAGGTGCTGGGGTGGTGCTGGAGCAACGGCGTCGATCAGACGGCCATCGAGGCGAACGTGACGCAGCAGATTGCCGATCAAGTGAATCCTCCGGTCGTCGCTCCGCCGCTGCCGTGGCTTCCTCCTGTGATGATCGTGCCTCCGATGTTGCCGCAGGTGACGCCGGTTTTGGTTGCGTCCGATGCGAGCGTCTCCGATGCTCCGGCGGCATGATTAAAATCGAACTCACCACCGAACAAGCGAACAACCTCCTGCAACTCATCGATATCGCCATCAAGGCTGGCGGCTTCCAGAATGCGAAAGTCGGCGTTCCTCTGGCCGATCTGATTTTGGAAGCTGCCAAGCAGTCACAGGCGGACGCTAACTAACCAAGCACGATGACGGACCACCACGCTTTCATTCGAGATATCTCAATCGGCGTCGGTGGTCCGGTCATCGGCATCATGGGGAACGCCATGTTCTCCGATCCGAATCTCAAGACGGCATCCCTGGCGCTCGGCGCTTTTGCCGCGTTTCTGACATGCGTCGTCAAGCTGGTTGACCTGTATCAGAAATTCAAAAATCGAAACAAATGAACCCGAACATTTCCTCTCTTCTCCGCCACGGTCTTAGCGCGCTTGGCGGTTTTCTCGTTGCCAAAGGGTTGGCCAGTGCTGATCAGGTTGCCGAGATTGCTGGTGCGACTGTCACTCTGCTCGGTGCTGTCTGGTCGATCTGGAAGAACAAGCAATCAGCCGCTGCCGCACCCGTCAAACAGACGGAATGAACTTCCTGGCTGACTTCGTGATGAAGCTTGTCATCTGGCTTCATTCGCTGACGAAGCAGGATACGACGAACGAAGATGCTAAGAAGCAACCCGATCTTAAGCGCGGTCTTCTTGATCGTGTGCGCGAGCATGAGCGTGAGCTGCGCGAGCCGGGTGATTTACGTCCCCCACGGTGAGCCTGTGAGGCTTGCTGAGGACGTTAAGGCCAAGGTTTGGGTCGTTGACGCCAGCGGCAAAACGGTGCGTAGTAAGAACCGCATTATCATCCATGAAGGCTGGTATGCGCTTCCAAAGGACTAATTATGAGCATCAGAGCGCCGTACAAAGGCTCGCCATCTGTCGGATCTTCCGGCAGCGGACCTTACAAGCAATCGCCGCCTCCGAAGCCGCCGGTTAAGCCGGTGCCGCAGCCGGTTCCGAGTGGCAGCGGTCCGTATCGTAAATGATTCAAACGAAAATCCCCCGGTGGTAATGAAAACCATCGGGGGATAATTGTTTCGGAGAGTGGTGTCAGCGTCCTAACGATTTCATCACGCTGGCAACGAAGTCTTCGCTCTTCGCGGCGTTCGTATTTGCCGGTCGAGAACCGCCGCTTGTCGCGCGCGAGCTGACTCCAGGTTCGCTTCCGCGATACTTCGACAGCTCAGCTTGGAGACGCTTGTTCACCTCGACCTGAGCGTAGAGCAGTTCGCGGTACTTGGGAGCGGCAGCGGCCCACAGGGCAGCTTTGGCCAGATCCTCTTCGCTGTTCTCACCGTTGAAGATTTGCTGGGCGAGACTGAGACGCTGGTTCAGTTCGCTATTCCACTCCTCGTCGTTCTCACGCGGCTCGAAGATTTCGAGAGAGCGAGCATCGCTGGAAACCTTCTGCCAGGTCTTCGTGGCCGACTCCAACGCAGCTTTCGTTCCCTCCTCGTTATCCTGCTGGTACTTGGAGATGACCGCATCGTAATCGGCCTTCGCCTCGGACAATTCGGACGCGCGTTCGCCATTGATTTCGTCGTACTTAACGATGAGAGCGCCAAGTTTGGCCTTCTTGGACGGTGAAAGACCTTCAACGATGTCGTCGATCTGCGAGTTGCGATAATCGCTCTCGGGCGATTTCAGCAGCGAAACAAGGCGTTCGCCGTCGGTTCCGACAAGACTCTTCACCGAATCAAAGACGCCATTGATCTTGCCCTCGTACTTCTTGATGAAGTCGGGATGACGCTCGATGTCCAGCAGTCGAACACGCTCCGAAAGCGCATCACGCTCCTCCTGCAACGCCTTGAGCTGCGATTCGAAATCAGGATTGGTAGACTTTCCAGCCTTCAGCTCGTCCAGTTGCTTCGCAAGCTGCGCCTTCTCTTCCTTGATCTTGCGAAAAGCATCAGCGGCTTTCGTTGACTTGATCGTCTCGGGGATGTCGGCGTCGTCAGTCGCGGCGGGAGCGGTGGATTCAGCAGCCGGTTTCTTACTTCCGAACATCCGCTCGATGTCCTTCTCAGCTTTACTGAGCTTCGGAGATGTATCGTCCGAGGATGGCTTGGCCGACTTCTGCTTCTGCTGCTGCTTAGGTTCTTCGGTAACCTGAGAGGCAGAATTTGCAGCCTCATCAGCCGACGCGGCATCATCAACTCCGCTCGCTTTGAAGGCGTCGATGAACGAGCTGCCGAAGTCAGGAGTTTGGCTATTGACGAGAGGTGAATTCAGGGGTTCTTCCATATTTTTAGAGATTAGTATTGTTTCTCAAAAGTCGCTTCAGGTTCTTTCGCTGTTTCAATTACGGCCAATTTTCGAAGGTTTTCAAGACAATGCGCGTAGCCAGCGGTTACACCGGCTGCAAAAATGATGTCCGATTCCTTGCTGCCATGAGACGGCATCGGCACCGGGATTGACTCCGACACGATGCGAATCGCCATGCGGAGGATCGGATTCTTCATAATCGCTGCAAGTTCTGCCTGCTGCCCTTCGTTCTGCCATTCGCTCAGGTTTACTTCAGGCAGATTCAGCAGGTCCTGCTTCGTCTGATTGCTTGGGTTCTTCGTCAAGCCTCTTAGCCAGTTCATTGTATTTAGACTTCTTGTTTCGTTTCAGTTTATGCCGCTCGGGAATCGGGTCGATGACATCAACCAATGTCGGCGGATTGGTCTTATTGACGACATCGCGTTTCGGTCGAATCACCTTCGTCACCTCAAGCAAGTCGGCCAGTGGCAGCTTCATGTAGCCACAGTCCACATCGTTGATGCCGTACGAGATGACGAAGTGATTCTTCGCGCTGTCGAAGAAAGCACCGCACGGGAATACGACCGCTGGCAATCCGGGCCACCAGTCTTGCTGGTTCGTGCCGGTGAGAAGCGGCAGCGTCGTCATGCGGACGATGCGGAACGGAGCTTTGGCTTCGAAAGCGTACGCACCCATGTAGTAGCGGCGCTTGCGGTTTATCCACGGCAACGAGCTGTGGAAGAAGGTCCAGTAAAGGCCGTCGCAGAGAATTGGATTAGTTCCGCCTCGAACCTCGCCAAATTTCCAGAGCGGATTGAACTCCTCGGTGACGTACTCGGCTTCCTTCTCTAGTCGCCCATTGAGGCGCACAACGACATGGGGATTGGCCGAATACACCATGTGTGGCGCATTATCGTGGACGAAGTAGAGCCAGTTCTTTTCATGGCCATCGTTGATCATGGCCTGCGCGTAGTTGTTGCCGTAGATCGGATCGAATCGGCCCACGTTCAGAAACTGCTTGTCGAGCAGGAACACCGCCTGATGCGCGTAGCTCTTGAACGGAACGAACGTGCAGCAGCTTATTCCGTACTTGTCTCCGAACTTCACGACGCGCGGATCTTCGAACTGCTCGTTCGGATAACCGGCGGTGAGCTGAAGGATCGACTTTTTTGTGGCTCGTAAATCTTTACTCAGCTCGAAGGCAACGATGTCGTTCTTCTCGGTGTAAACGTCCTCGTCTTTCTCACGCTTGTTCCGGCAGCGACGGGCGAAAAGCATGATTCGTCCATCTGCCTCCTGCATGATGGCTGGGTTGAAGTAGTACGTCCCTGTTTCAGCCGGAAGCACGATTTTGCCAATTTCCCAATCGGTTTGTTCGGCCAACTTTGGGACATCATTTTTTGCGTAGCTCATTAGAAACTCGGCTGCGAATTTGAGTTCGTCGTACAGTGAAAGCCAATGGTCGCGTTCCTCGCGGACCTCGGTGAGATGTTCCTCATGCTCCTTGGTGCGAATCTCCAGCGTTTTGCGGAGGTCTTCAATCTGCATGAGAAGATCGGCATGACCATCGCCGCCATTGGCGAAGCGTTTAAGAGCCTTGAGGCTGATGTCTCGGATGATGTCTCTCATCATGGATACAAGTTTGTGTTCTCCTGCGTCGCCAATCTCGGAAGAATTCCGTAGAAATTCATCCTGGGCATCGAATCGATCAGCATCTGAATGTCGATTGGACCCCAAACCTTTTGGTTCGTTTCAAGGAGCTTACAAGCCCCCTCGTAGTTTACAAGATATGCATGGGTACACATGCCTCGAACCAGTTTGTACAGGTTTGATGCGATGTAGCCATGATCTTCAATCGGATCAGCGCAGCAGCTTCCGAGGTAGACGACATGCCAATCGTTCGGAACGAATTGCAGGTTGTCGTTGGCCAGCGACTTCCAGTTCTTGTCGAGAAACTCAACATCATCCTCAACGATCAGAAAGGTGCGATGATCGGTCAGCTTCGCCTCAACCATCCATTTGATGGCCGACCATGCGGCAAAGTGGCTGAGTCCGGCGACGATGGTTTTGACCTTCGCCTTCTCCTTTTCCCGAGTGTGGTAGTAGTCGGTTGAAATGCCGCAGTTGTGCGCGCGAAAGCCATAGATCGGAACCGCATCGATTCCGAACGACTTCATGTACCGAATGCACCGCCTCTCCTTCTCGCTCTCAGGATTTGAGATGATGAAGGTCGGTGTGTTCTCGAAATCGACTCTCATCGGTTGGGGAGGATGTAGATGATGCCGCGCCGAGCGCCGACGCATCGGCTCGGATGGTTGTAGTAGTAGCTGTAGCCGTACTTCTGTGTCAGCGTCTTCGCTCGATAAATCGCATCCAGCTTCTCCTTGATGTAGCCGAAGCAGATGTCGTGGTTGTTGTAGCTGTCGAATCCAAGCTGTCCGGTCGGCTCCTTGAAGTCGTGGATGGCGATGACCGGATGCAGATCGTACCGATTGATTGCCTCAAGCTCCTCAAGCAGCGGAAGGTAATCGTTCCAGTGGGCGTCGAGGAAGAAGATCGTGTCGTGTCCAACACCGTGATGCGGGATGAACCAGTTCATGCAGGCATCGCTGCTGCCTTCGAACATCTCCACATGGAGCTTCTCACGCTTGAACCGCTCCTTCGCCTTCTCGACACGATCATGGTCAAGCTCGCATGAGACGGTCTTCAGGAAGTTCCTGGCCAACCAGACTGTCGTGTCGGCTTCGTGCGTTCCGGTTTCGACCGCAGTCGTAAGCTCGAAGCGTTCTTTGAGGTAAAGAAACTCCTGCTCGATGAACGTGTCTCCGTTAAATGGTGAACCCATGTTTTAGTCGGCTAGAATCATTCCCTCCTGATCGGCAACACGCGGGAAAATGGTGAAGCAGTTGAGATGCGGTCTACTGTTGAAATACATCTGCAAATCGATTGGGGCGTTAATCGCCTCGTTCGTTTCGATCAGCGTCTTGAGAGCTTTCTTTCGGACGATGTAACAGTGAGTGCAAAGTGGCATCCCTTCGAACAGGTTTGAATCGTACTCGCGGCTGATCTTGCCGTGCGCGCAGCATGAGCCTGGATAGAGCAAGTCCCAGTTTTCCGGCAGCTTTATCAGCGCGCGTTCAATCGTCTCGCGCCAGTGCGGCCTGAAAAGGATGTCGTCCTCAAGCACCATCACCATGTCTGGCGTCTTCGGATCGAACTCCAGCGCGTTCCAAAGCATCCAATGCGACATCGTGCATCCGACATGCTTATGGCAGATCAGATAGCCTGAGCCGGGATTATCGACCTCGTACGGAATGCTCGCCTTCAGACCGGACTTCTTTCCATTCAGGCCATAGAAGATCCGATAATCCGTAATGCCAGCGGCACTCAGATTCTCTTTTAAGCGCGGGATACGCGGCGAACCGCGCATCGTGATGACTACCGTTTCCACGGTTCGATTATTTGAGCTTCCGATAAACCGCGAAGCAGCTCTCAGCGAGGTCGTAACGAGCAACAAACTCGCAACGCTTCAGAACGAACTTGAGAGCGGTCTGAGTCGATTCCCAATTCACATCATCCATGACGATGTATCCGCCGACCTTGAGCTTTGGAAGCCAGTTCACGACATCGCTCGTAGACGGCCATTCGGCGTGGTTTGCATCGATGTGAACCATGTCCATGTCGGGCAGAGAACGGGACGCATCCCAGCTCGACATGCGGCAGTATTGGATGTGGCGGACAACCTTTGCGCGAACGGTGTGTCCGACGAACGATTCGTAGTGCTTGTCCAGATCGAGCGTTGCCCACCATTCCTGATTCGCTGCTGATTCGTCGTCGATGCAGTCCTCTTTCTTCCAAGAGTCGATGGCATAGACGGTTCCGCTGCCGTTCAGCTTGCAGGCGTAGGCCAAGGCGAGCGTTGATTTGCCCTCGAAGACACCGACTTCGGCAATCTTCTGAGGCTTGGTATCGAGGACGAGCTTCGCAATTTCGAAGCCTTTGCGTTGATCGCACCAGCCGCCCATCTTGGGAAACTGATCTGCGATGAATTGAGAGACGAGTTCTTCGTTCTGGCTCATAAATTTTAACCCTGACGCGCCAAGTTCGACTCAGCAGTTGCGTTCGCTCGTTGAATGTCCGCCGTCGTCTTCGCATTCCGGCGAGCCAAGTCGGCCATCGCCTTCGTGTTCTGACGCTGAATGTTGGCCATAGTCTCGGCGTTCTGACGAGCAATTTTCGACTGAACTTCCGCGTTGAGAACAGCGGTCTTCGGATCAACGCCCTGCTGAATCGCCATCGCCTGCTGCTGCTGCGCCATCGCCTGAGCTTGCTCCTGAATCAACTGACCAAGCTGCTCAATGGTCTGACTAAGCATCTGGAGCTGCTGCGCGTAGGCGTCAACCTGCGGACGGCGCGTCGGATCGGTGGACAGACGTTGCAGATGATCCTGAACGTGCTGACCGATGCCCTGAAGGAAGAGAACAATCTCCTGCGGATTGCCGCCCTGTTGGAGCGAAGCAGCAGCTTCGTTCGCAGCCGCCAGATGCGTGTCGATGTGGACGATGTGATTTTGCGTGTCCGTGACGACCGCCATGTTGCCCTGGCGCAGCGACGAATGCTCAAGGACGGCCAGAGCGGTCTGATCCTGAACCTTCGAAGTCTGCAACTGGGTCGGCAGATACCGATCAACCATCTGCTGGCCAACCTGAGCGGCAATGTAGTCCTGCAAAAGGTTCACTTTGCCACCCTCGGGGAGCGAACCGAGCAAACCGAGGAGCGAACCGAGAAGCTGTTGCTTGGCGAACTGAGAACCTTGGCCAACCGTACGAGTCGCCTCGACGTAATCGATGTCGAGCATGGCTTGCTGCGGAACACCGCGCTCACGGCAACGGCGCTGGAACTCAATCGCGTCCTTATCCGAGCGGGTAATTGGATTCAGATTCGGATTCGAAGCGCGGCGATACCGTTCCTCAAAGAAAGAATCGAGCTGGGTGTAATACCGGCTTAGCTGCGTCTTACCGATTGCGGATTGTTGGGCAACAATCGCCTGAACTTCGGTGGCAGTACGGGGATTGCCCGACGGCTTGTTGAGCGTTTGGCGATACTGAGAGAGATTGCCTTGAAGAACATTTTCAAGGTCTTGATTGACCGCCATAGGAGCGTCCAGAACGCCAGCAATGTTCTGCTGAATGACTTCGTAGTCTGGCGGGAGTATCGCATACGGTCCTTGTTGAACGACGCTCGTTTTGCTGAGCGCATTGGGGTTGAGCGGACGGAACAGGATCTGGGTGCGAGCGAATGCGCTATCGACCATCGAGCAGCGCAGACGATTCTTCAGCTCCATCGCCTGAAGCATCTTGATACCCAAGCCTTTGACACCGTGATGCTCGCCATCACCACGGTCGTAATACATCGGATGAATCACCTGCTCCCACTTCTTGAAGCGACGGAGCTTGCGGTACATGAAGTCCTGGCTGTCACGCTCATCGATGATGGCGTGGCTGATCTGACCATCGAATTCCTTGTAGAAAACGTGGCACATCAGCACAACCTCGGAGCGAGCTGAGAACGTGATGTCGTTCGAACGAAGCTGGCGCTGGAAGAACTCCCAGTCGTACTGAACACCGGAACGATACGGCTCGGGCATCGCAGCACGGATACGCTCACGGACGTAATCGACGTTCCAGCCAGCGGCGCGAGCAGCCTCCTCGTCCTGAATCTTCTCAAACAGGTCATCGACACCCATGCGGGTGCGGACGCAGGCCACCTTCCAGTCGCTGACATTCGACTTGGTTCCATCGGGGACGAGAAGATCCGTCGCCATGATGGCTTTGCAGCGCCAGTTGGTGCTGTCTTCGAAGATCAGCGGACCATCGCCAATGAGAACCATTTCACGCTGCGAGAGCTGGACGAGGTAATCGAAGTCCTTGTCGAGCTTCTGAAGCCGGTCGAACTCCTCGGTGATGATCTTCGACCATTCCTCCCGTTTATCCATGTCGTTGCCGTAAGCGGTACGGACATTCGCGTAGGTCGGAACCTCGGCGAACACATCATAGAAGGCTGACATGGCCAACGTGAGGAACGCTTCCGACTCGCGGAAGTTCACATTGGTTCGGAACGCCTGATTGTTACGACGTAGTTCGGCGGGGTTGTACGGAGGATTGCCATCAACCAGACCGCGCAACTTGGCTCGCGTATTATTCCGAAGCTCGTCGGCCATGATGAGCTTCTGGAAGATTTCACGGGCCGATGCCGCGTCGGCTATGCGCGTCTCTGGCGCTTTACCGTCTTCGTTGAGGGTTTCAAGCGGCAGTTGGGCTATTGATCCGTACATGGTCGTTTTTTCCAGCAGTGGGCCGGAAGGTTTTTGTTCTCTGTAGCGTCTGTAAATTTATGGAGCGTTTCAATGGGAAACCACACCATGCTCCTGATAAAGCAACCGCAAAATTCGCAGCTTTGCAGCGATTCGTCCAGAGGTGTGCTGCCGTGCTGAGAAAAAGTTTTTACCGCTTCTTTCAGCACCCGAGCGTTGCAGCCGGTGCATCCGAGCGGTTTACGGTTGTACATGCAGGTCGAGCAAATTGACGCCCTGCGCGTCGCCTCCGCTTGGCTCACCTTGCCTCCGCCAACGGTCAGCCCATGAAGCAAACTCATGCTGAACCGGATTACATCTCCAATCTGGAGCGATTTGCGGCCTTCCGGCTTTGGAATCTCCACCTCATTGAACATGCAGTCAGCCCCGTTACGACACGCATACTCGGTGATTAATGTGTCAAGATTGGGCGGGATGGGTATCGCGTTGGCCGTGTAATGGTTACGAACGAACTCATGGAGCTGCGGCCATGATCCGCCCATGATTTCAATCCCAGTCTCGGGGACGCGGTAATGCCATCCGCCGGGGATGACCATGTGTTCGTTCAGGACTTTGTAACCCGTCTTTGCGCTCATAAGTCGTCGTAATAGATCGAATCAGCGTCTCGAACGAGCTTTTCCCAGACTTTATCCATCTTGGTTGCTCGCGGTTCGAGAACAGCGGTTTTGCGGACTAGATCAAGCAAGACTACAGCAGCGTCGGCCAAATCAGGCGATTTTCCGGTTCGCTGCTTCATCACGGTCTTGGATTCGACCGATATCTTCCGCTTGGAATCATCAAACATGCGCGAGCAGAACTCCTGCAATGTCTCGATGTCCACGCCTCCGACACGCTCTTCGATGACCCATTTCCGCATCGAGAACCAAAGTTCCGTCACCTTGCGGTCGTATGCCTCATTGCATGGCCGACTATCCTCATCGCTGACCGGAATGGTTGACGGCGAGCCGCCGAACTCGACGCGGTGAACAACACCCCATTCGCGGGTCAGAATGTCAGCCAAACCTCCACCCTCACCGCTTGAATCCAGAGCGAACTTGTCAGGCGGTATGCTTCGCTTGATGCACTCTTCTTTGACCCGATTGGCAATCTGGTAGTGAACCGGCTCGGTCAGCGCGGCATTTGGAGAGATTTGGACGACATCGCCAAAAAGTATGCTCAGCTTGTCATTTGCGGTGCCAACCTTGGCAAAGCGAAGGATACACCTGTCGCCGCCGAAACCAGGGTCGAGAGCTGCCACCTGCTCGACATTGGTCGTAAACGTCAACTTTCTTGTAGGTGTGTGCGTCTCGATCAGTGATTCGGACAGCACCGTCTTGACCATACCATCCGGCGCCCAGAATCCGCGTGTGTACTTCCAGAACGTAGGGCTTTGCTCACCCTCATGTCGCATAGCGGATAAAACCTGATCATGCGTTATGAGGTATGGATACTTGGTTCGCCCTTCGCTGATGTTCGGCGACTTCATGCCGTCGAACCGTCGGCACATGCCGCGTTCTGTCAGCCAATGCTGATCTTCAATCGTTACGCTCCTCCAACCCTTTGCCGGTGTGCAGAATCGTCCGTGCGGATCGTACTTCGAAGCGGGGTTTCCGATGACCAACATCTTGAATTCGCGGCAACCCTTGGAAAGGTTGGTACACGCCTCGAAAGCCGCCTCTGGCGTGTCAGTCGCTTCGTCGATGATGACCATCACGCGTTCGGCATGGATACCCTGGATGTTGGCCACAGCCTTCGCCGTATTGCCTTCCGCGACAGCAATGGCCGATATTGAGTGTCTGTCGTCACCTTTAATGGCCTGAAGCGCCATCTTGGAATCGACCATGTTGCCGGGAAACCCACGCGACTTACGGACCAGATCCTGAAGATTGGCCCACATACGCTTACGGATCATCTTCGCTGTCGTCGAGGTCAGGACAACGGTGGACTTGGAAGGATTGGCCAACCACCAGACGGTAGCGAAAAGAGTCGCTCCGAACGTCTTGCCGGATGCGCCGCAGCCAGCCCAGCCGACATAATCGTGTTCGCAGAGACTTTCGACCTGAGCTTCCAGCCACGGATTCCAGCTCAGCTTCGGCCAGAGCATCTTTGTGGCGTTCTGAAAATGCTCAAAAGTGCCTAAACCACCCTCGTTTGGCTGGAGTCGATTTCGGAATGCGTAAAGTTCCAGTTCTAGGTCTGGAATCTTGACGGGTGAACGTATCCCGTACTTATGCTGAATCAGTGGATGCTCGGACGCTTGCTCTGCCATAGTTTGGCCTTGCAATAGTTCACTCTGGACTTGACCGTCTGGCAAAGGAAAAATATGCCGTCGCAACTTGTTTCTTCATCCGGCTGTTGCCAGCCTTGCGACTCCGAGCCGGTTGTCGTGAATATCCCCGGCCCTCAAGGTCCGGCTGGAACCAACGGCACGAATGGCACGAACGGAATCAATTCGTTCACCTACACGACCGCTCCGTTCTTCGTCCCGGCACTCGGTTCGAGCGTCTACGTTTACGTCGATAACACCGATTTCTTGCCAGAATCCGTCGCTGGCCAGTTCTTCGTATCGGTTCAGGGTCTTGGGTACATGCAGGTTACGTCGGTTGACGGTCTGCGCCTGACGCTCCAAAACCCCGCTGCTGGAGTCCTGGGAATTGCCAATGCTGTTCCGACTACGCTGATTCCGACTGGTTCGCTTATCACGCTTGCCGGTGCGATTGGGGCGACTGGCGCTCCCGGCGTATCTGGTGGCGCTCCGGTTGGAGCGACGTACATTTGCCGCACTTCGGATGCGACTCTGACGAGCGAGACTGCTCTTGATTCTCTGTCTGCTGGCTACATCAAGACTCAAGGATCGAGCGGTTTTGGTGCTGTTTCGACGGTTTCCACGATTCCGATTGCTGATGTCACCGGAACGGTTCCGGTTGCGAAGGGTGGCACGAACCTGACGACTGCTCCGTTGAACAAGATTCCGGTGGGCGATGGTTCGACCTACCTCCAGAAAGAGATTGTCGGAACGCTTCCGATTGTCGTTACGAACAGCGCGGGAAACATCACGCTGTCGGCTCCGTCGATTGTTCCATTCAGCTACGTCACGTTTACGCGCAGAGTTACCGGAATCGGTGCTGCAAATGCCCCGCTGCTGGTTGGCGCTACGACCACGAATCCGTTCAGCCTGACAACTTATCCGCTGGCATCGTACGCCGGAGTTGATACGGCATCTGGATTCAATGCGACACTCGGACGGTTTACCGTTCCATTTACCGGATACTACACGATTGACGTTTTGCTCAATCTTGACGCGGTAACAACCACCGCGTCGGTCAGGGTTTTCATTAGGAAAACCGGCTCCGACATCATCGCGTCGTTTCCGTTCAACGTGACAAGTTCTGGGTTTCAGCCGATATCAATGAACTACATTGATAACGCGACTTCAGTGTCAAACTACTACGAGGTTTTTATCAGCACCACGCACGATATTTACGTCGATCAAGGCTCCTCGTTCTCTGTTCAGCGGATTCAGGCTTAAACCATGAGCGAACGCGCACCACGGAGGTACACGGACGGATCTGTCACCTTTGAGGGTGGCATCGATTCCGGCGTGATGCCGTCGGAAGTGGACAAGAATCAGGTGGCGTTCGCGGTCAATGCCAGCTTCCGGCAAAGCTACGTCTCTCCTCGCCCCGGTTTTGTTCAGAAAGATTACGACCTGTGCGTCACCATCACGGCTGACAACGATCAGATTACCGCTGATCAGACGAATGTGACAGCGGATGGCTGGTCGGAAGAATGCTACGGCCCTCAGTCGCTGACTGGCACATTCCAATGTGCGCTTCCCTACATCGCCGACGATGGACGCACGTTCATCCTGATGCTGATCAGCGGTAACGTCTGGCTGTACGACACGGAGCAGAACAAGGCTCAGAACCTGACGGTTTCACCGGATCTTGAGAACCCGTCGAACCTGCTTGATGGCTGGATGGTTCAGGCTGAGAACTTCGTCGTCATTCAAGATGGGTTCAGCAAGCCGTTGATCTTCAACGGAACGAATCTGCGCCGTGCTACGGATGACGAAATCAAGTGCGGCAGAATGATGGCCTACGTCAATGGCCGCATCTGGTACGCGCTGCCGAATGGATTCTCATTCCGTGCGACTGACATCGTTTATGGAGATGGAACGCGAGCCAGTGTTCTCAAAGAAACCGAGAACACCTTCCTCAATGAAGGCGGCGACTTTGCGGTTCCGTCGGATTCAGGAGGTATCACGGCAATGGCCGTCCCAGGGAATCCAGATACGTCGCTTGGGCAAGGGCCGCTTCTAGTCTTCACGCCTCGTTACGTTTTCAGCGTAAACGCTCCTGTTGATCGTGAGGTTTGGAAGAACCTGAACTATCCGATTCAGGCCATCAGCTTGCTTACGAGCGGTGCGCTTGGTTCTCGGTCGGCCATCACTGTCAATGGCGATGTATTCTACCGCGCTGTCGATGGCGTTCGCTCCTTTATCATCGCTCGTCGCTCGTTCAATGACTGGGGAAATACACCCATCAGCAACGAGATTCTGAACATTGCCGAGAACGATCAGACTAATCTGCTGTGGGCCAGCTCTGCGGTCGTGTTCGACAACCGTCTGCTGATGACTGGCCAACCTCGGTACAATGCCGAGGGCGTCATTCACAAAGCGCTGATGGTCTTGGACTTCGACCTGATTACGTCGCTGCGGAAGAAGTTTCCTCCGGCTTGGGCTGGAATCTGGACCGGCCTGAATGTGTTGCAGCTCGTCAAGACCGAGAACGCTTACGGTGACAGGTGCTTCTCAATCGCTCGCGGATCGGACGACACGATTCAAATCTGGGAGATTACGAAGGGCGACAAGTTCGATAACAACATCACTGACGGTAAGAAGGAAATCGAATGGATGGTGCAGACTCGCGCCTACAACTTCGAGGTTCCTTTCGGACTGAAGCGGCTCGATTCCGGCGACTTGTTCATTGACTCGCTTGAGGGTGATGTTTCGTTCAACGTCACCTATCGGCCAGATCAGTATCCTGGCTGGATCGAGTGGATCGACTTCTCCGAATGCGCGACGACGACGCAGTGCTTGGATCTGTGTCCGCTAACAAACTTCAAGCCGCAGTATCGCCCGAAGATGCGTTTTCCGACGCCTTCGGATGCGCCGTGCAATGAGACGATCAGCACACCGGCTCGGAATCTCTACGAGGTTCAGGTCATGCTGAACATCATTGGGTATTGCCGGATAAAGAGTATTCGCGTTCACGCCTACGATGTTCAGGAGCCGAGTGTCGGTGAATGCCGGACGGTGTATCCGGCCTGCACTCCGCTTGATGTCTGCGATATCAATCCGCTGACCTACACATCGGAATCGGTTAATCCTCTCGCATAACAAAGATATGCCAAATCTTACTCTCATCACGCTGACTCCGCCGAGCTTGCCGGTCGGATATTGCCCGACCAATTACCAGCAGTTGGCCAACGATGTCATCAGCGGCACTCAGGCAAACTTCAACAGCTCGATTGGAAACTCGTTTTTCAACTTTGGACCGACGACTCCGACGCTGAACAATCAGGTTTACCCGTGGCTCGATAACAACGGTAACTGGTGGGTCTTTCAGGGTGGATATTGGTCGAGGGAGAATCCTGTTGTCGCAAACAGCAGCGAACGCCGCATCTTTGTTGGAACGAGTGCCGATGTCCTCTCTTACGATGGTGGCGATGGAACGGTTTACTCTGGAAACCCTTACGCCGGTTCGATGTGGGCTATCGACACGAATTTCGAAGCCCGATTCCCGGTCGGCGCTGGAACGTTTGCGGCGAGCGGAGTTGTCAGCGTCAACGGAACGACCACCTCGACAGCCATTGCCGGTGAGGACAAGCACACGCTTGTTACCGCAGAGATGCCGTCGCACACGCATCAGATTCTCGACCAGTACATCAATCTGGTTCAGCGCGGAACCGCTGACAGCGGTGTGTTCAGCGCGACGAATCGTTCGGAAGGCGTGGCCAACCTGCTGCCTACCACTTCGTCCGGTGGAGATGCGGCGCACAACAATCTCCCGCCGTTCTACGGTGTTTATTTCATCAAGCGAACCGCCCGAGTCTACTACACCAAATGAAGCTGATCGTCCAAGATATCAGGTCAACGATTGCTCGGGCTATCGGCGTTTGCGTCGATGACGCGCGCGTTTACGACTACATCAATCAGGCCTGCCGCCGACTGCTTCACAAGGGTCTGTGGGCCGGTGCGTACGGACGCTTCACGATTCATACCGTTGGCGGCTGCATCACTTGGCCGCGTCAGATCGAGACGATTGAAGCTGTCGCCGATTGCTGCGGAGTCGGAACCGTTCGCAATCAATGGTTCGAGTTTCAGGAAACCGGATACGGCCTTCTCAATGGAAACCAAGTGTGCGTCGGCAAGCAGCTTATTGACCGTGGCACTGTGGTTTCTTACCGCGACATGTCTGGCGGTACTAACAGCTATCTTCGAGTCTACCCTGGTGATGCTTCGGATGTCGGCAAGACCATCACCTTGCAGGGCGTCGATCAAAACGGTCAGTGGATTCGCACCCAGAGCGGTGGCGTGTGGATCGACGGAGAAAAGCTAACGCTCGCTTTGCCGTACGTTCAGTCTACCAAGAAATTCACCGAACTGACCGGCGTCATTCGTGAGGCGACGAACACGGTGAGTCGTTTGTACGAGTACGACGCTACGACCGCGCTTGAGACGGATCTGGCAGTTTACGACCCTGATGAAACTTTGCCGCAGTATCGTCGCAGCTACCTCGCGGATCGTTGCAACAATGAGGCGGACAAGCCGGTGACGGTGATGGCGAAGATGCGCCACATCAACGCGACGAGCGTGAATGACTACCTCATTCCTCCGTGTCCTGATGCCATCAAGCTGATGGTCATGGCAATTCGGAAGGAAGAGAACGATTTGATTCAGGAAGCAGTGGCCTACGAAGCCAAAGCTGTTCAAGCTGTGCAGGAACAGACGATGCAGTATTTGGGCGACGCTGTTCACACGATCCGAATGGTCGGAGTCGGGTTGAATGGCGGAGGATTTTACCAGTGGTTCTAATGGGCAAACTCTTTCAAATTTGCGGTCTTCCGAGATTTGGATCGGCATTCATGTCGGTCCTTTTCTCGTTGGAAGCGGACTGCATTGGCCTACATGAGCAGGGAGCGACTGATCCGAATTGGCGGAAGTCGATTAAAGAGTATCGCTCTCGTTACAAGTACGTCGCCGACTGCTCGACTTACGGATATCTTCCGAAAGCTTTCGTCGAGGACTCGATCAAAGTGTACGTCAAAAAGAATCCCGAGTCGTCGGCCAAAGAATGTTCCGAGCGATTCGGCTACGAGATTCATCTTCCGACGGTTCAAGCGTTGCGCGAGTACGCTGACAAGTGGGCAGCTGCTCACAACGTGATGACAATCGGTGAAGACGAGCTTTTTAAGGTGGATACTTTGAGGCGTGTGTGGGTTCATTGCTTCCAGAACGAGCGAGCTTTTCCTGAGGAAAAGGCTGCACGACTGGTTACCATGAACATCCAACGTCACGAACCTGAAAAGGTGTTCTCGATTGAGAACGGCAATCGTCTTGCGAAGGAGGTATTTTAATTTATGGGAGCTATTCTAGGTGGTGCGGCAATTCTGGGTGCGAGCAGCTTGCTTGGCGGTCTTCTCGGAAAGGGAAGCAAGCCGAAGATTCCCGAGTTGAAGCCGATCAATTTCGAGCAGGAACAGCAGAAGGCGATTCAGCAAAACATCGCGTCGCTCGAACCTGCGACTGAGTTGGCCAGAAAGACGACCGCTGCTGAGCAGACTCAGCTTGAGGAGCAGCTTCGTCGTGCGATTCCTGGTTACGATCAGATCGTTCAGCAGGCCAGCAAGAACATCGGATCAGCTTTGCGCGGTGAATTGCCGACTGATGTTGCTGCTCAGATTCAGCGTTCGACCGCTGGACGCGCTCTTGCCGGTGGATTTGGTGGCGCATCTGGATTTGGTAGAGCTTTGACCGCGCGCGATCTTGGGCTGACTTCGTTGCAGCTTCAGAATCAAGGTCTTGCTCAAGCTCAGAACTTCATCCAGCAGCAGCGAGCGTATGGCATGACTCAGCCGTTCTCGGTGAGCAGCATGTTCATCACCCCTGCTCAGCGTGTTGGTGTTTTGCAGAACCAGCAGCAGGCGATGTACAGCCGGAATCTTGCCGCTGCTCAGGCCGCTGCGATGCCTGATCCTACGCTTGCTGCGATTGGCGGAGCGCTGTCTCAGGCTGGATCGTTCGCTGGTGGCGCTTACATGCAGCGTGGATTGATGCAGCAGATGCCGCAAACCGGTGGAGCCGGTGGTTCTGGGTACGGATTTGAAAACTCTGGAACCGTCAGCGGAGGAACGATCGATTACGGCACCGGAGAAACCGCTCGACTTGGAACTCCGTACGCTAACCCGATGTCTCCATCTACCGTTTACGCTGTTCCTCCTTCTTCCTACTACCCTGGAATTCGCTGATTTATGGCCGACGAAACTCTTCAAGCATTTCAGCTAGGCGCAAGCCTCTACGACCGCGCGCAGACGCAGAAGCGGATGATGGAGCAGTTCAATCTGCAACTGGCTGATCAGGCGATGCGTAAGGAGCATTACGACATCCAGAACAAGATTGCGACGGACAACGCCAAGCGCACTCTTGATGAGCAAAATGCGTTCAATCAAGACCTCCCGTTGATCCAAGATTGGCAGGCTCAATTCTTGAGATGGAACGCCGCCGGAAAACCTAACGATCCATTTCCTGCTCCTCCCACAAACCTCAAGAGCGCGACTGGACTCAAAATGCTTGGAGATATGAGCGGACCAGTTCTCCAATCGCTTCCGATGATGAGGAATCAGGCGTTGGGAAGAACCGCGTATGAAAAAGAAATGGAATCTCTCAACAACGAGATAAAATTTCTTACGGAAAACGGAAAAAGTGATGTTGTTCTAAAATACAACCGTGGGATTAACCCTGAAACCAATCAGATCGACCTTAATGCAAGGGACGCGATTTTTAACGCTTCCAAGCCTTTGAGAGAACAAGAATCTAGGCTGAAAAGACTCGCCGCTGTTGGACTTGCTGGACAAAGAACGACCAAAGAAGGTCTTAAAAACCTTTTGGCATCTGGAGAAATTGATCAAGCCGAATACGATCGGCTTCTTCCAACCGCAAGAACAGAAGGTGGCGTGGTTGCCCAGCGAGCCGAAAAGGCTTTGGATGGACTTAAAAAACAAGGCATCGTTCAGAATGATTCTGACGAAACGAATGCCATGACGTTTTTGATGGGAGCAAATCAAGGAAGAGTTCCGGCTGACATTTTGAAGTCGCTCAACGCTTCAAATGGAGCCGTCGTTGAACTTGATGACGCATTCAGAAAACTTAATGCGTTTGAAAATAAATATGGAAAAGGGTCTTTTTCCGAATATGTAGGACCGCTTGATGCTCCAATTTTTGACTTAAAAGGAAGGTTTGCTGGATTGACGTCGAAAGAGCAGGAAGACGCCAGAGATATTCACTCAAAAATTAAACTGGTTGTTACCGATTATCAGAACAACAAATATGGAGCCACTCTAACTCCGTCAGAAGAAAACAACCTCAAGAAGATTGTAAGCTCACCTTCCAGAAACGATTACATGCAGGTCATATCAGCTTTTAATAGCAACTTGCGCTCTGGAGCTGAAAACAAGATTTGGGATTTCAGGTTTTCACCTGACATTCCTTACGACTTGAAAAAGAGGTATCTTGAGGGTGCCAGACAAAAATTTGAGTTTGGACAGACTAGTCAGCCCAAACCTGCAACTCTTTCATCTGGAGGCATCAAGATCGAATCCGTTGAAGTCATACCGTAATAACTATGCCAAAATTTGCTGTAACGGTTAACGACAACGGAGTTCGAAAGCGCGTTGTTTTGGAGTCCGATACGCAGCCGACAGAAGCTGACGTTCTTTCTGCGTTGAGCGGATCGGCGCAGCCATCAGGTCCTGCTACTATCGCCGAAATGCGTCGGCGTGAAGAAGCTGGCCAAGTCTCCGCGTTGACTCCTGCTCAGGTTCAGGCGCAGGTTGGTTCTCCTCAGCAGCTCGAACAGGCGGTTCAGGATGCGAAGGATGTTGGCCAAAAACAGGAGGGGTTTCTTGGAACACTTAAGGAAACATTTAGAGGACTCGGGGCAGGAGGATCTGGTCTTGCTGGCGGAGAAGTAGCTTTCGCCCCAGTCGGTGATAGCCCTGAAGCAAAAAGATATCGAGAAGCTATTGCGTTTCAGACTCGAACTGTTCCGGTTATTGCAGCCGGATTGTCTACAGGCGGTCTTGGCGCGATTCCTACCGCTTTAACCATGGCTGGAACATCTGCTGCGGCAGAACAGACAGCTCAGGAGTATGAAAAGGCGACTGGATTAAGGGAAAAACGAGAACCTGGAAAAGTCGTTGGAGCTGGCATTTTTGGAGCAACTCCTGGGCTTGGGCCTGTTCAAGGTGCTTCAGGTCCACTCGCCGCTGGAATTTGGCAAGCAGGTAAACAGGCACTTTTAAACGCTAGTACTGCTGCACTTTCTAAAACCGTTGAGAAAGCCATTGATGAAGGTCGTAAACCTACTCTTGAAGAACTTGAAAAGGCCATCGAGCTTCCAGCTATTTTTGGTGCTGGAACTGGATTTATCGGCGGTGCATTAGCTCGTGGCCAACAACCGTTAACAACGGAACAACAGGTTGCTCAGCAAGGACTCGAAGCTGGACAACGAATTGAACAACAGGTTGGAGCCGGTGCTGCACCTCTTACTGCATCGCAGCAGACTGGACGAAATATTCCAGGTCAATTTGGAGCTGGATCTGCCGGACTTTCTGCTCAGCAAAATCTAGTTCAACGACTCAGGAATGTTCTCAACCTCAATCCTCAACAGGAACAAGCTGTTGGACAGGCTGTTCAACAAGAACTTGGTGCCGCCGAGGACATTTCGAGACAGGCTTTGAGGCGGCAAATTCAAGCTGGCCAAGCTGCCGCTCAAGGAGAAGTTGAAGGCGTTGTTCGCTCGATAATTCCAAACGCTCAGCGAGCGGCTTCTTCTGAAGCATCTGCAAACAACGCTTTGTCCGCAATTCGACAAGAGGACCAAAGGCTCGGCGGACTTGTTGACAATGCTTACAACACAATGCGAACGGCGTTGTCAAATCGACTCGGCGGTCGGCCAGAACCTCGTGTCGCTCCAACTGCGGCTCTTGGGCAAAGGATCGATGATCTTTTGTCAACCTTGGCCACCGAAGAAAGAGTCACGACGACTCCATCTCCAATCATCGGAGGACAACCAACTGTCACTGTTGAAAATATTCCGTCTCAGTTTTTCAACGAAGCAACTCGTAGGGCGCAAGCTCTTCGAGAGGTTGCTCGTAGTCCTCAGAC